CCCCATCCCGATGATTATCAACGCCTCAAAGGAGGCAAGCGGAAGCGAATCACGGAACTACCTGAATGGCAACTTTACTTTGGCAAGCCTACATCCTCCGATGCTGAGTGACCGCCTGAAACCGAATCCTTGCGACCCGAACTAAGGCGTTTTGCCAGCGCACCGTCGGCGAAAAATCTACTTCCGTCACTTGCAAGATCAGTGCCAAGCCGCCAGCCTGAATGTCGCCTGCTAAAACTTCCGCAACGATGTCGGCGTAATCGTGCAAAAGTTTCGCCGTTTCTTCTTTGTCTTGCCCTGCCACGGCAACCCAAACTTCTCCTTCCATCCGCTGACGCAATTGGGCGTTTGGTCCAAGCGTCGCTTGTTGTTGCGGGTAGCGGTTGATGTCAACGGCAAGGCGGGGCAAATTCGTCGGGCTGACCAACACCAAATCGCCATACTCAATCCCCATCGGCGTCGGCAACCCCGCTGCCGCAACGGCATTGGGCAGCCGCATCTTCAAATAGTTGATAATCTGCTCAATCAACTCCCTCGTCTTCGCCATCTCCGTTCACCTTCGGTTCATAGTTTGCCAAGACAAGGTGGCGCATTCGCTTTGCTTTCCCGCCACCACGCGTTGATGAAGACGCTACACCATCAAGGACGGTGATGAGATGGAAGTTGCCGTAACATCGGCGGGCAAGGGGAGTATCGTCTATCGTCAGCAAAAATTTCCCTTGCAATTGTTGAAGACACTGGGCAAGGCGCTCATGTTCGGAAGGGGACCAAGCAAACTCGCCTTGCGTGTAGGGCGGGTCGCAAAAGAAGACAGTTTCGGGGCGGTCGTAAATGCGAAAGATGTCTTCAAAGTCGCGGTTTTCAATGATGACATCACGAAAACGCATCGCATACCACATTAACCTATTAACTTTTGCAACCCAACGACGGGCATTGCTGTTGTTCTTTTTTGCGTTCCCTACAGAGATATGACATGAGAAAGTGCCTTCCCGAAAGTCCTGATAGTGGAAGGCGTCAGTGGTCAAAAACATGTATCGGGCAGCCCGTTCAACGGGGTCGTTGGGCATGGGTTCATTGATGTATCGCCGAAAGTCGGCACGGGCGTAAGGTTGCAAAAAGCATCTGGCAATCAGTTCTGCTGGCTTCGTCCGAAGGACTTGAAAGAAGTTGACGATTTCGTTGTCAATGTCGTTGAAAACTTCAACGGGTGATGGTGGTTTTGCCAACAAGACCGCTCCCGTCCCGCCAAAGACTTCCACATAGATTTGGTGGGAAGGCAATAGCGAAGCCAACTTCCTTGCCCATCGTCCCTTAGAACCGAAGCGATTGAAAGGCAAAACAATGCGCCCATGTGGGATGGTCAACGCTTTCACGATGTCATCAACAACTCGTTTCGCCATCTTCCCATCACCCATTGGTCATTGCGAAATTGGTCATTGGTCATTATTCGCTACCATTGCACTCTGTCCCTCTCAAAAATCGGTGCAGGGAAAGTTCCTACGGGCGTTGATGAAGATGGTGCTTCAGCTTGGTCGGGCAAGACCATCGTGCCTTCAAGTAGGGCTTGAAGTTTCTCCATCGCCCGTTGCCTTAGCACTTCCGCTTGGTTGCGAAATTCTGGGTCGTCAACGCCCATTGCCTTGAATTGCCAAACCCGATAGGCGGTCAAATCAGCGCAAATGTCTCGGACAATCAAAAGGCTTTGCGAACCCGTGATGGGCACTTGATAGCGGGTTGCTATTTGCCCATCCACAAAGGCTTCCGTCTCGTCCATCCATGCCGTTACTTGGTCGGCGTTGGGTTCTGTCAAGGCGTCAATGGTGGCGATGGACGAAGGCAAGCGGCTTTGGACATCGGAAAGGCTGTGATAGCGCGGCATCAAAGCACCTCCTTGTCAAAGGAACTCTTTCTCCTCGGACAGGTGATTGAGAAAGTAATCCTGCCATCGTTCCCGATAGCGTCCGACGAGAAACTGATTGTCAGGCATCAAAGCCCTTGCAGGGATATTGCGTCTCGGAGCGCCGAAGTGGTGAATGGGAGCAAGCCACCAATCGCCCCGATCAACTGGTCTTGCCGAACCGAAAGTCAAGCCTAAAGGCTCAATGTCCAGAATCATCTCGCCGCTGGTCTCATCGGTCAAGGATGCTCGCAACCGTCCCGTCCTGACAAGCGGTTCAAGGGGAAGGTTTTTTCGTTGCTTTTGGCGGATCGTTTTTGGCGACAAGGGCGCCCAAGGTTTGCCGATGACCCTCCCTTGCGTCGCAAAAATTCGCTCCTCCAGTTCCATCAAGTCCTTCGCAATCTGTCGCCAGACAGGTTCAAAGTTTTGAAGGCGGTGGCTGTAAGAGTCAATGAAGTGAACGACCAGTTGGTCATTCACGATTTCAATGGCGATGCCCGGTTCCATAGCCATCACGCTCCTTTGATGCCCAATGTTGGAGCGCTTAGAAAGCGCGACCTTTCAAGTCGTGGCTAATAGCCACTCCAACATCTTTGCCTTTTGACCAGTCGCCAGTCGCTAATCGCTATTCGCTGCCGTTTTCGCCAGTCGCTATTCGCCAGTCGCTGCCGTTTCCACTGGCTCAAACAAAATCTCTGTCAACAACTCAACCGTCCTCGGCAAATCGTCCATCATGTTGGCTGCCCGTTCAACGGCAGCCGCCTCAATTTGTTCGTCGCTGAATTTTCGTCCGAGCGTTTTGCTTTCCTCGTAAAGCCTCAATGCCTCATAACCGACTGTTGCTGCAAGTTCGGAAGCGTGTTGTCTTGCAATCGCTTGGGCGAACCCTTGCAAGTAAAAGTCAACCCATCTGGGAATCGGCTTTGTTGGGTCGGAGCCAGTGGAAGCGAGATAGACCGATCTCGCAGCCCGATAGGCGTCCATCAAGTATTTCGTCAACTCAACGGCGTAAGCGTCAACGAGATGCTGTGAGACGGAAAGCCGACCAAGTTCTCGCAGAGATGACGGTTTGCCCGCATCGGCATCGGCAACCAACTTGCGAACTTGCTCCATCAACGCATCAATTTGCTGCCGCAACAAATTCCGCAAACTTTGCTCCGCTGCCGTGATTGTTGTGTCCGACAAACTTCTCAATGTCGCCCCTTGAATCAATCCAAGCGGATCGGAAAACTGCGACTGGCGTCCGTTGTTACTCGTCCCTCGTCCCCCGCCCCTCGTCCCTTCCGTTGCCGTTTCTGGTGCTGGCAATTCAACTTCTTCGGGTTGTTCTTCAGGCAAAGGTGGCAAATCAAAGACATCCCGAACCCATTCCTGCAAACTTCGGTCGGGTGTCAAGATGCCCGTTTGCACCAGTTTGGAGATGGCTTCGGCAAGGACTTCACGCTGCAGGACGAGCCTCAAATCGGTGAAGGTCAATGCGGGAAAGTCGGTGAAATCTTCACCGAAGTTGAGCCGACAAAGTTGCGGGATGGCATATCGGTTGATGTGGTCGGCAAACCATTGAGCAACGGCATTCAAGCCCATCAAAAAGAGTTGGCTATGATCTCGCGATAGCGCCCAACTTCCAACATCGCCCGTCCCTAAGTTCAAAAACTGAGCCAAAACTGATTTGACAATCATCGTGTCATGGTGCTGAATTGCTTCCACGAAGGCTTGATTTGCCCTCTGTCCCGCTTCCGCCCCAATCAGTTCCACGCTGTAATCTTCAGGCAACACCATTGCAGCCCGCTCATGTCCTCGCATCGCTTCCAGCATTTGCAGGAAAGTTTGTTTGTCTTGCTCCGATGTCCCTGCTGGAACTTTGCCGACAGGAATTCCGACCGCCCAACGCTCCAAAGCGATGGCTTGAAGTTTGTAGGCAAGGTCTTTGAGAAACCAGTGCTTGTAGGCAGCCCGAAGGACCGAGACGCCATAAGGGTTGCCAAGTTCGCGACGCCAGATAAAGACCAACAGTTTCTCAATTGGGATGTCAACTTGCCGAAATCGTCCCTGCGGGTCAAAACCAACTTGCCGAACTCCTGCCAACCCGCCTGTTTCGTCAAAAAGGAAGCGTTCAATGGTTTGCGGATGCCTCGCAGCGAACTTGCGCCAAACGATGTAGGCATCTCGCTCCTCAAAAACCTTCTCGAAGACCACAAAGCCGTAAAAGAGCGCCAAAAGAGCGTCCCGAACGAAGTCATCAAAAGTATGGGTCATGCCGCCGAACAGGTTGTCATAGACCAAATCTGCCGCTTCCTTTGCCGTCAAGTCATCGGAAGCAGGCTGGATGTCCCAATCGGTCGCTCGGATGGGCAAAGTGATAGCAAGTTCAAGGGCTTGGACGGTCGCATCGGAGCGACGCATTCGGGTGTAGACGGCGATAGAGCGGGGAAAGGACAGTTCGGGCAAATATTCGTCAGCGTCCAAGTTGGTCAGAAGGTAGCCGACCCCGCTGCCACCAAAACCCAGTTCTGAGCGAAGTTGCTGCTGTGGGAGTTCCTGAAACGACTGCTTTGCCCGTTTCCACCAGCCCCAAAGGCGCATTTGGGTCGCCTCCGATGTGCAAGTTGGTATACTAACTTGACCCGTCCCCCGTCTCTCGCCCCTCATCCCTTGCCGTTCCGACGGCGTCCGAGCGGGTTGCTCTCAAAATTGAGCACATTGGTATACTAGCGTGCTCAAGTTTGCGCGAACTTTTGCCCTACAATCGCCTCGTGGGGGCACCCCTATATCGGAATACCCCCCTCGCCCCAAAAGCCCGTCAGACGCCAAAAACGGCGGGAAATGGCGACTGGCGAAGTGTTGGAGTGGCTATTAGCCACGACTTGAAAGGTCGCGCCTGATAGGCGCTCCAACAAAACCAGTCGCTGCCGTCTCACCAGTCGCTAATCGCCAGTCGCTATCCGCCTGTCGCTGCCGTTCAGATAGATGCCAGAACATCGTCTAACAGATGCCCCGCGTCGGGAGCGGTGACGACCTCGGCGACCTCGTGGCGGACGCGGATGACGGTGCTGCGGGAAGGCTCGTCACGGTAGCGTTCAACGACGAAGTTGGAAAGGGTCGGGCGGTAGCCGAAGGCGGGTTGGTTGATGGCGGGGCGTTGGGGCACGAAAGCGACGACGACCCGATCGCCCCAGACATATTGCAAGTTGGGCGTGTCGCCCTCCAAGGCAGTGTCCATCACAATGTCGCCAATGACCACTTCCCGAACTTCCAGCCACCTTGCAAGGATGTCGGTGGAGAAGGTGGCGTTGGTGAACTTCAGTCGGTCGGCAACTTGTGAGTGTTCAATCAAAACTTCCCAAACTGGGCGGGAGATGACGACGGTCGTCGGGCGAACGCCGATGCGTTGGCTGACGGCAACGATGGTGTTCTTCAGGTCGGTGATGGGCGTGGAGCCGCTCTGATCCCACTTGGTCGTCGGGGTCGTGCTGTAACCCGCTGCCGTCAATGCGTTGACGACGGCATCCCTCGCCCGAACTTCCGCGTCCAAAGTCAGCATGTCAACAAGTTGGGTCGTCGCAGCGACGAAGGGGTCAATGGGGTTTTGGCTGGCAGCGACATCGCGGTCATCAACGGCAATTTCAAGGGCATATTCCTCGCAGAAGAACTTCACCGATTCAACGGACCAATGGACGCGTCTTGCTTGGCTTCCTCGTCCCCGCCGGGCAGATTCACGGCGAAAGGCATCTTTGCCGAATCGGGCGATTTGCCCTGAAACGGAAGAGACGGACAAGGTGGGCAACAAGTTTTCGGCGACCGCCCCTTGCACGCGGTAGCCGATGGCGACTTGCGTCAATACAGGGTCAACCAAAATCACATCCTTGACATCAGTCACCTGCGGCATCGTTCATTCACCTCCGTGTCAGAACTCAAAGGGTGCAAGCAGAACTTCAATGACTTGTCCTGCTGCCGTCGCACTCGTTAGCGCGAAACCGATGATGCGTTGTTGCCCCGTTGGCGGGTTGTTGGAATCGGCGCCGTGATTGTGAAAAGCCCCTGCCGCTGACACTCGCCCGTTGGCGGCGGCAACGACGGGGCTTCCGATGGTGATAGCGCCAGCGGCGACGGCTTTGCTGATGCCGTAAAGCATCACAGACGCCGTCTCGCCGTTGTTGGGCTTGTTTTGCAAGATGCCGATGGCTCGCTCGTTAGCGTCTGCCAAAACGACGCGTCCTGTCGTGGCGTCCAGCCTGACGGGAGCGAAGGGGTAGTTTCGCAAATCCGCCCCCGCCACAAAGGAAACGACTAACGCTCCCCGATAAGTCGCCATCTTTCATCACCTCACTTGTGGACTTTGTATTCGCTGAAAACAAGGTCTGGTCGCTCCGAAGCGGCGATGCGAATGGCGTCAGTGAAGTTCAAGTTTCGTTCACGGGCAATTTTCTCGGCGTAAGTTTGCAAGGTTTCAGTTTTCTCGTCGGGTTCAGTGGCAGAAAAGCCGAGTTCGCCGAGTGGGACAAATTGGATGGACTTGATGGCGTCCATCAATTTGCCCGCCAGTTCGTCGTTTAACTCCGCGAGAACTTCCACGAACTTGGTGCGGCTGGCAGGAGCGAGAGCAACTTTGCCCTCGCTGAAACGCAGTGAAGCCAACTCGTCGGCAAACTGTCGCTTCCGTTGCTCCGCCTTTAGCCGTTGCACTTCCTGTTCAAGCGCAACGACTTTGGCGGGGTCAAGGGTTTGCTGCGACTCATGAGCGATGTTCTTTTCCTCGCTCATGCTTTCACCTCCTTCGCCGAATTTGCTTCGCAATCGTTCGGCAATGGACCGAACGCGCTCTTTCACATCGCTGGGCAAATCAACGCCCCCACGAGCGCCTGCAAGGATCGCCAAAACTTGGACGACGGCTCGGAAGATGACGCGGGGTTGATCGTTGATGATGTCCACGACGGGAAGTTTGTAAGAGCCGAACAAATCGGGGTTGGCTCTATCATAAGCGAGAAATCGTCTCCGATATTTCCGCCACTCTTCGTTGCCCCATTCCGATGGGTCTTTCTCCGAAACCCATCTTCGCCATCTCCGTTCGCTTTCGTCGGCGTCCCATTCGTAAGAGCGGTCATCGTGGATCGGAAATTGCAACGGGTCATCGTTTGCTGTCCAATCAGGGTCGGCTGCGGCAAGGGCTGTCAAGCCTTTGAAAAATGGTCGGTTGGTCAATGCGATGCCCGTCAAAACATCTTCGCCCAAAATCTTGCCCGTTTGGGGATCAACGGCTCCGCCTAACTCAACGCTGACATATTTGAACCGCTGCTTCTCAATTGCTTCCTTGCCGATGTCCGTCCACTCAATCAACGCGTAAAGCCCGTCTTCCCGAACTTCCAGCGCCCGAACCCAACCAGCAGCGCCCAAAGCGGTGTATCGATGCTCAAAGTTGACGGGGACATCGCGACCCAAAACGCCCGCATCAAAGTTTCGCTTGATCGCCTTCAGGAAAGCGTCGTCCAGTTTGATTGTCCGTCCGTCTCGCTTGAAAGTTCCTTTCGGCAAGATGCGAATCCAATCAGCAAACTGCAGAGCCTCTACGAATGCGATTGGCTTTTCTGTTTGCCATTCGCTACTCGCTATTCGCCATTCGCTCACCATGACACACCCCCCAGTGATGGCACCAAAGGCGTCCCAGCGAACCAATCAGCCCTGATGGGCTCTACAGGCATCGCCCGAAGTGCCCTTGCCGTTTCGGCGACGATGCGAGCGTAATCAATGGCTCTCCCAAAGTGGTCTTCCCGTCCTTTCGCGTAATCCCGTTTGCCAGTCTCGTCAATCTCAATGATGTAGTTCTGCAAATGCTTGACGACTTGCTCGGTGATGGGGATGTTTTTGCGCGGGAAGATGATTCGCCCTGAAAGCACCGCATCAACCGTCCCGTCCATCAACTCAACGCGTGGGATGGAGATGGTCTTGATGGGTTGCCCTGTCTCCTTGTCTTCTTCGCCGATGGACATTCGTTGCCCGCCTGTATCGTAAACCAAGACGCCTTTGATTTCTGGGGCAAGTTGACGAAGGAGTTTTTTGGCGCTGTCTTTGTAGGGCATAGCGTTGACGGCGATGGCGGAAACTTTCAGCGAACGAACTTTTTGGGCAACCCGCTCCCATTTGTCCACGCCCGAAATCTCTTCCGCCCAAACGAGCGCCAAGACGCCATCGGGAAGTTGTTCAAGGACGACAAGATGCAGCCGATCGCCCACATCCAAGCCCGCAAAGCGCCGATTGAACTCAGCGAGGATGCCTAAATCGTGAGTGCCGTAAACGCATTTCTCCGCCGTAATCGGTTGCCGCTCACCGCCAGAGTAGGGCAAGCCCAAAACCGAATTGAAAAACCGTTCTTTCCGTCTCAGCGAAAATTGCGCTTGATGCCACAAACGAGCCACATCCGTTGCTGTCATCGTCGCTGAATAAAGTTGCGTCAAGTGATAGCCGTGAGCGTCCCTGTCGGGATATTTGGCAACCCATTCCTTCTCCAGCGACTGGGGATTAGCGATGAGCGACTGGCAGAAGGGACAGCAATAGGAAAACTTCCATCGCCCATCCCAAGTCGTGGCATCCCAATCGCCGCCCCCCAAGGCAGGCTTGTCTTCAACCGTTGCCATCAAAACTTTCGGGAAATGCTCTTCCATCGCAAACCACTGCTTGCACTTTGGGCATTTGAGATGCCAGTATCGCTGATCCGTCATCGCAAATCGTTCGTCAATGCCGTAACCCGCAACGGTCGGCTGGCTGAACCATCGTTCCCATTTCAAGGGCGAATGATAAAGGCGTTCCTGTAATGCATCGGTCAAGGAAGGATTCAGCGTCTCAACTTCGTCAACGAAGATGGCATCCAGCGGGAACATGCGGACATCCGCTTCGCTCTGGACGGGCATGTAAAGCAGCCATCCTTCCCAAAGCCGCTTCAGGTAAAGGTTGTCTCTCAAGCGATACTTTTTCGGCAACCCTTCCACTTCTTCCTCTTCACCGAGCAATTCTCTTTCGGCGCCTTCAACCAAAGCCTTTTGCAAGACGGGATTTGCCCGAATCAGTGGCTCAACCCGCCGCTGGACTTGCATCCGAAGGAAGCGAAGGGATGAAAGGAAGTAGGCGGACGAATAGCCTTGTTTGCAAAGCCAAAATTGAAGTCTCAACATCAATTCGGTGACGCCTTTTTGCGCCGCTTTTTCCACGATGACGACTTGGGCGCTATCTTCGGCGATGGCTTTCAAATCTTCGTGCCCATCCCAACGAAACTCTTTCCCGTCGGGCAATTTCAGCGCCTCAATAAACTCCGTCACCTTTCCCTCATCCTTCGTCCCTCGTCCCTCGCCCCTCGTCCCTTTCCGTTTCAGCACCTTTCTCAATGCTGGGTCTACGACGCCGAGAGCGCTGAACCGCTTGCCGAACAAGCCGTTTAAGAACTTCAGCATCGTCCTCATCTACGCCATAGACCTCCCGATGATACTCGTAAGTTTCGTGGACGACGCGCAAACGAAGGCGGTTTCGCCTTGCAAGGTGATAAAGCCAATCGGGCGAAACCTCAATGCCTTCCTTTGCCAGTTCCTGTCGGATGCGATATAGGCTCTTAAGCACACGAATTCTCACCATCGTCAATGTAACCACCTCGCTGTCAAAGTGACTTTGACAAGTGTAGCGGTTGTCAATGTCTCTTTGACAACCCGCTCGCTATTTTCCCCGCTGGTGATGAAAATTGCCCAAAGAGGCTTGGGAACTTTTGCCCATGCTCAAAAGTTTTTCCCGCTGTCGCTTGTGTCGGCTGGACGCCGACGCGCAGGAAGAAATCTGGCAGCAAATGAAGGTGGGAAAGACTTACGAGGCAATCGCCCAAGGGCTTGGTGTCAGTTACCAGACCGTTTATCGCCACAAGCGGCACATGCTTCGGGCGATGGAGCGCTACTTGATCTTGCAAACGGAGAAAGCCGACGAACTCAAGCGCCTTGATTTGCTCATCCGCTATGAGCGGGAGAAGCGAAAGCAACTGGAGTTAGCAAGGGAGCGGGAAGAGCGAGCGAAAGCAGCCCTTGATGCCCTCCGTGACCTCGTCTCCGCCGACAAGTTCGCCCGAATTCAGCAAATCCTGATGGAAGACGGGGACGAGGGACGAGGGGCAAGGGACGGTGATGAATCGTGAGGATTGTCTGGCTCAAAGGCGACTATGTGGGCAATCACGAACGGCAAAGGCAAGCCTCAAAAGCCAACTGTCGGCTTGTCATCAGTTTCCATTTCAACGCCGCTGACCCGAAGGCACAAGGGAGCGAAGTGTTCTCCAATGGCAAAGGCGACGCCGACTACATCGCAGCGAAACTCCTTCACCTCATCACCGACATCTTGGGCACGAAGTCACGGGGCGTCAAACCCGCAGCGGGCTCGCGGGCTGGTTTTTTGCGGTTCTATCCCTGTCCTGCCGTCCTCATGGAACCTTGCTTTATCACCAACCCTGAAGAAGCCAACCTCGTCCACGATGTCCAAATTGTCCGCCAGTTGGGTGAAGCCATTGCCGATGCCTTAGTCAAATGGCTTCCCTTTGATGCCGTCATTGGCATAGACATCGGTCACAAATTCAAAACTTCCCAGCCCAACGATCGGGGCGCTCGGTGCTTTTACGGCGACTTTGAAGCCGACCACGCCGAACAACTGGCAAAGGTCGTGGCGGCTTCGCTGCAACTTCGCACAAAGGAGGTCGTTCAACGATGAAATGGCTTGTTAAGCGCTTCTTCAAACCCTTCGCAAAAGGAATGCTCCAAGCATTGCTGGGCGAACTTGCCGATGTCGCCATCGTGGCGGTTAAGGAAGCGGCGAAGATGGAAACTTGGAGCAACGAAGAAAAGCGAAGACGGGCGTTTGAGATGATCAAGGCAGAAGCCATCGCGAGTGGCAAGGAACTCAAAGACTCCGCCATCAACCTTGCCATTGAATTGGCTGTCCAGTTGTTCAAGTAATCACCAGTCGCCAGTCGCTATTGCGAGGTGATTTGATGACGGAATGGCTGAACGCCATCGCAGGGTTCGTAAAGGAGTTAGGTTTTCCGATCGTCGTGGCTCTGTGGCTCATGTATTTTGTCAACAAGGTCACGACGGTTCAGGAAATCGTCAACGCCTTGATTCGCATAGACGAGAAGATTGAGCGGCTAATGCTTATGCTGGAGCGTGATGGCGATGGAACTTAAAGAAGCGATGCAGATGGCGGCATGGATTTTCTTAGGCTTGACCATCGCTTACGCCCACTTCCAGATGCGCAAATTGCGCAAGATCATCTTCAACGACATGATGCATCGTTTCGCCCGTCCCTCGTCCCGCGTCCCTCGTCCCACGAAGGCAACAAGGGGGCAACAGCAATGATTTTTGTGACGATGCTCGTTTATCCGCTCAATAGCGCAAAGCGTTTCGCTGCCGAGCGATGCCTTTGGGCTTTGTTTCGGCAGTTGGGCGATGAGGATGTTTTGCTGACTTTGGAAAAAACGAAGGCGGATCGGGAGGAAGCCTTGCGGTGGAAACCGAAGGTGATGGGCTTGGGGCTTGCCGCCGCCCGAAGGGATGAATGGACTTGTTTTGTGGATGTGGACATTGAGTTTCGGGATGGCTTTGTGAAGCGATTGAAGGAATTTCTTTCGGGCATCAAAAACGATGGGACGCCCACTTTGGTCGTCACGCGGGTTTGGGAGAAAGACCAGTTTGACGAGTTGGCGACGGAAGACCGCATTCGGGAAATTCAACGCCTTGCCATGATCGGCGATGAGTGGGAGTTTTATTTCGGCACGGGCATGATGGTCGCCAACAAAGCCTTTCTGGCTTACATTGACGAGTGGCAGATGTTGACAAATAAATCGCAATACTATCCCGAAGAAACCGCTCTCGTTACTCTCGCCCACAAATACC